CTTCGAGAACGCAATCGCCGAGGAGCACGCACGGCAGGCCGCTCCGCTCCCGACAGTCGAGGTCCGAGAAGCTCAAACACTGGTGGTGACGACCCATGGAAAGCCAAAAAGCGCAGTCATTCAAGCCGCTGACAACCTCGTCCAGCGCATTGCCGCCTTCGACGATCCGGGAGGATCTGACGGCTTACGCGGCGATCAGGGCGAAGCTTCTCCTCGGCTGCTATCGCACGGGTGAGGCGAACGACCCGGAGACCTACGTCGCGGCGATCACCGCCGTGCTCGCTAAATATCCGCGGGAGGTGATCACCTCAGTGACGCATCCCGTCACCGGCCTTCCTTCGAAGAAGGGCTGGCTGCCGACGGTCAAGGAAGTGAACGATGCCTGCCATGAGGCCTTCACACCGATCGCGGAGAACGAGGCGCGGCTCAGGCGCATCAAGGAACAGGTCGAGATGCGCGAGCGCGCCGACCGCGGCGAGCGGCCGACGATGGAGCAGATGAAAGCGAAGTATGGGCCTAATTGGGGAATCGGTGAGCCCGAAAGGCCAGCCGAACCGAAAGCAGCGGCGCCGACGATCGAACAGCTGAAGCACCACTACGAACATTATGACCTCGCGTTCAAGCCGAAGCAAACCGAGTGATATCCACCGGAAAATTTCAAAACCATTTTGTAGATTAACCCGGATCAGTCTGTCTCAACATCATGTCGATCAACGATCTCAAAGCGCGTATGTCCGACATCCCCGGCATCGACGGGTTGATCATGCAGCTCGCCAATGGCCGGCAGGTATTCACGATCGGTGAGCATGTAACCTCGACGACCGCGTTTGCGTCCGACGACGAGATCGAGAAGGCCATCCGAAACGCGCTGCGGCTTCCCTCCGTCGCGCTGATCCCCGACAAACCGAAGGAAGCCCCAATGAGCATCACCGGCGCCGCCCATGTCGGTTCATCCCTCAAGGACATGATCGAGCTGCGCAAGCGCGCCATGGCCGACGGCCACGCCAAGCTCCAGACCGCCTTCGCCAAGATGGACCAGGCAACGGCCGCTCTCAACAGTGTCGGCGACAAGGTGGCAGCCGAAGCCGATGATCTGCTCGCCAGCGTCGGGCAGTTCACCAATTCGCTTGGTGGTGAATAATGCTCACGCGGGCGCGCCTCAAAGAGCTTCTGCACTACGATCCAGAAACGGGGGTCTGGACGTGGTTGGTCGATCGTCCCGGAAAGGGTGCGAAGGCCGGAGACCATCCGGAGCACATTGAGGGCAGCGGCTATCTGCAATTCAGCGTTGATGGGCGCAATTATCGCTCCAATCGGCTGGCGTGGCTCTACATGACCGGCGATTGGCCGCCCGTGCTAGTGGATCACGAAGACCGCGACCGGACCAATGACCGCTGGGCCAATCTTCGGCTCGCCACTCGCTCGCAGAACAAGGCCAACGGGGGCGCCTATGCCAACAACTCATTGGGCGTGAAGGGTGTCGGAACGTCGGCGCGCATGAAGTCCCGGCCTTATCGAGCCCGAATTCAGGTTGAGGGCAAGGCGGTTCACCTCGGCTATTTCGCCACGCCGGAACAGGCCAATGCGGCATATGCCGAGGCGGCCCGCCGCTACTTCGGCGAATTTGGGGTGGCTGCGTGATGGGGCGTCCCTCCGACTATACTGCCGAACTGGCCGCAACAATTTGCGCTCGCCTAGCGGCGGGCGAGACCTTGCGCGCTATCTGCCGCGACGAGGCTATGCCTCCCGAAAGCACCGTCAGGACGTGGGCTTTGACCGATCGCGAGGGCTTTTTCGCGCAATACACGCAAGCGAGAGAGATCGGCTACATGGCGATGGCCGACGAGACGCTTGAGATCGCCGACGACGGCTCGAACGATACCTACAAGACAGAGGAGGGGCAGGAGACCGTCAATCACGACGTGATCGCCCGGTCTCGTCTGCGCGTCGATACCCGGAAGTGGCTCTTGTCCAAGGCGCTGCCCAAGGTGTTCGGCGACAAGATCGTGCAGGAGCACACGGGCGCTGACGGCGGCCCAATCCAGCAGAGCATCACCAGGATCGAGCGCGTCATCGTGGATGCGCCGAAAGTCGAAGCCGGCGGGGGCCAGGATGACCGAGACAGAGCAGCTTCGTAACCGCGTGAGTGAGTTGGAAGCCCTCCTGGGTATCGAGGGCGACGACGTTGAGACGTTCATTCGCTGGGCCGTCAGGAAGGCAGTCGAAATCCAGACCGACAGCATGCGGGACCGGGTGACCGAGCTCAAGGCCATCGTCGGCGCCGGAAACGATGACGTGTCCAAGCTGCTCGCTGTCCTCGATGCTACCCCGCAGCAATGCGAGATCATCGGCTTCATGCTCAAGCGCAGCGTGGCAACCCGGGACGCGCTCTTGACCGTGCTCTACGGTGACCGGCCGGAATGCGACCGCCCCGAGCCAAAGCTGATCGACGTGCAGATGGTGAAGGTGAAGCGCGCGCTCAGCAAGGTCGGGATCACGGTCAAGACGGAGTGGGGCTATGGCGGCTGGGCTTTGTCCCGCGCCGACAAGGACAGGCTCAAGGCCCTGATGGCCGGCGAGATGGTGGCGGCGTGACGCCATGCAGAAGCTCGAAGGAGCCGCGCTGAATCGTAGGCTGCACATGGACCGCTCATGCTTCCAGAAGGTCCGACATTGGACGCTTGATGCCGCGCGGGCGCATGCTGCGCGCCTGATGTGCCAGCAGGGCGAGGACAATATCGAGCCCTATTCCTGCACGTTCTGCGGCGGCTGGCACGTCGGGCATTACCGTTGACCACACTCCAGATCCCCACCGCGCCGGTGTTCAAGCCGCTGCTGCAGCCGGCCCGCTACAAGGGCGCTTGGGGTGGCCGCGGCTCGGGGAAATCCCACTTCTTCTGCGAAATGATCGTCGAGGATAGCCTGTACGAAAAGGGCATGCTCTCGGTCTGCATCCGCGAGGTGCAGAAGACGCTCGCACAGTCATCAAAGCGCCTGATCGAGAAGAAGATCGAGGAGCTTGGCGTCAGCCGTGAGTTCCGCATCTTCAACGATAAGATCGAGACGCCAGGCGATGGCCTGATCATCTTCCAGGGCATGCAGGACCACACTGCGGACAGCATCAAGTCCCTCGAAGGCTTCAAGCGCGCGTTCATCGAGGAGGCGCAGACGCTCAGCGCGCGGTCGCTGTCGCTGCTCCGGCCGACGATACGCGCCGAGAGCTCTGAAATCTGGGCTGCATGGAATCCCCGCCGCAAGAGCGATGCGATCGATGAGTTTCTGCGCGCAAATCCTCCTCCTGGTGCTGTCGTCGTTCAAGCCAACTGGCGCGACAATCCTTGGTTTACAAGCGTGCTGGAGCAGGAGCGGAAGCTTGACCTTGAGAAGTACCCGGAGCGCTACGATCACATCTGGGAAGGCGGCTATGCGCGCGCGTTCGAGGGTGCCTATTTCGCCCGCCAGATTGCCGAGGCCAAGGCGCAGGGGCGCATAGGCAAGGGCGTCATTCCTGCCGACCCGCTGCTCCCGCTGAAAATCTTTGTGGATATTGGCGGCGCCGGCGCGAAGGCCGACGCCATGGCGCTGTGGGTCACGCAATGGCTTGGCCCGCAAATCCGCGTGCTAGACTACATCGAGGGCATCGGTCAGCCGCTCGAATACTACGTCAACGAGCTTCGGACGCGGAAATATGAGCGCGCCGTGCTCCAGCTGCCGCACGACGGCACCAATGCCAACGCCATCACCGGCAAGCGCTACGTCGATCATTGGCGCGAGGCCGGATTCGAGTGTCCCGAGCCTGTCCCGAACCAAGGAGCGGGCGCGGCCAACATGCGGATCGAGGCGGTGCGCCGCGTCTTCCCGTTCTGCTGGTTCTCCGAGACGCCGGCCGTCGAAGGCGGGCTCGATGCGCTCGGCTATTACCACGAAAAGAAGGACGAGGCGCGCAACATCGGCCTTGGCCCCGAGCATGATTGGAGTTCGCACGCCGCCGACGGCTTCGGCCTGATGGCGGTCTGCTACGAGGCGCCGTATGCGCCGGCCGCGCATGTACCCTATTCGCGATCGCGCTCGCGCGGCGGCGGATCGTGGCAAAGCGTCTGATGGGATGGTTTCATATGAAACAAGCAATTCTCGATGCGGGCGAGCAAGCACGAGTTGCTAAGCGTCCGCTCCCGGTGATCAAGAGCGATGTGCA